TGGGATGCGGCGGCTAGTGGAAGAAAATAGTTGAGATTTCGGGCAACACGGGCAACAAGTGGGCAACAGACCATGAGCGCCTATCTTGTCACCCCTTACCCACAGCGTCCCGGAACGCCTTGGAAGTTGACCATCCCGCAGAAAATTTTTGGCCGTCGCATTCGCCGGTTTTACCGCACGGAGGCGGAGGCTTGGGCGGCGGGGCCGGGGCTTTTGGAGAAACTTCAGAAGGGTGGGACGGATTCGCTCTCGGAGCAGTCGGCCTCGGGCATGTCGATGAAGTCGGCTGTTCGGGATTACATAGCATCCAAGGCCGGGTCTTCGGAGCGGCACAGGGAGAAACTGGAAAAAATATGCGGGGAGCTTTTGGATGCTTTCCCTGGCTCCGTGGCGTCGGTCACTCCGATGCAGGCGGCTCGGGTGTTTGGAAAGATCAAGGGAGCGCCGACCACGCGGGCGGGGTGGCATCGATATGCTTCTGGTTTTTTCCGCTGGTGCGTGGATATGGAGTTGCTGGATCGAAATCCATTCCGCCGGGTGGTTGCGCCGGAGGCGGAGTCGAAGCGGTCCCTGATTTCGGCGAAGGAACTCCGGGCTATTCTGGATGCGGAGATGAGCGACGCGCTCCGCGCTTGGTTTTTGCTAGGTGCTTTTGCGGGTCTGCGGTCGATCGAGGTTCACCGGATGCGGTGGGAGGATGTCGATCCGAAGACCGGCCAGATCGAGGTGCGGCGGGAGGTTTCAAAACAAAGCTCAGGCCTGCCAGAGCGGATCGTGGACTTCACGGAGCCTCTGAAGAAGCAGCGGGCTTTCTTTCAGAAAAAAACTGGCCTGATTGTGCCGGCGAAATCTCTCCGGCTTTATCGGGAGCGTGAGGGTTTGATCGAGCGGTTGAATGAGGAGGGCTTGGTGCCGTGGGCCAAGCTGCCCGAGAACGCCCTTCGGCATTCTTTCGCTACCTACCACCTCGGGCGCTGCCAAGATGCTGGCAAAACGGCGCATCAGCTCGGGCATTCGTCAACGGCTCTCGTGCTCAAGACCTACGCGGTGCCTTCGCGCAAGGCGGATTGGCGGGCGTGGTGGAGGCTTTAGCGCGGTTTTGTCCGCATATCAAAAAGATATTCTCCTTTTTTATTTTCCCCTAGTTTTTTTTGTATAGATGGTAGGAGAGGAGTGTCGGGCAGTTACCGCAGTCTCTTCTTTTCTGGTGGGCTGATCCTGCATCATTAAAAATTCGTTGTCTTCGCGGGTCTTTGTTTGCTGAACAGCGTCGGCAATGATGGCAGAAATCGATGCCTTGGAGAGCCGTGATTTTTTGTTTTCTTCACGCTGTTTTTTGACCACCCAAGCGTGCAGTTCTTTCGGCAGCGAGATGTTTAATTTTTGGTGCGTCTTCTCTTTCATATACTCCTACCAGTAGCACCGCGCACACTACCGCGCAAATTTTTCTGAAAAATATTTTCGCCCGCAAACCTAGTGTTCATGCGGATGTCAATAGAAATCTTCGTATGGGGTGAACACCCCATTGACATTTTTTTATTGCTCTACCGGTAGCACCGGAGATATCGGTAGCACCATGCAAAGCGCATACACAAAAACCAGCGTGAGCCTCCCGAACGAACTCGCGGAATGGCTCCGCCAGAAGTCAGAGCAAAACGGGGGAACACCGATCAGCCGCTTAATCGCGGCGGCGATTCGCCAACAAGTGAGCAACGAAAAACGGAGGGCGAAAAAATGAACCTCTCCGAGACTTTCATCGATATGGACGAGGCGAAGCGCCTCTCGGGTTTTTCCAGCCGATCGATCCGCGACTACATCAAAAGAGGTGAGTTCGCCGCCACGATGCCACGGGGCCGGTGCGGCGGTTGGCACATCGTCCGTCAGTCGTTTTTGGATTGGTGGGGCTACCGCAACGCCTCCACCGCTAACCGCACGACGATCCCAGCACGCAAAAGGAGGGCGGCCTGATGAACCTCTACTATTGCACGGCAAACGGCGTCTTTGGCCGGTTCGGCGATTATGTTTGGGCGAAGTCCCGCGTGGATGCCGAGCTTGAATTTCAGAACAAGCACCACTCATGGCCGACTTCGACTCGGCTGGAACGGAGGGCGGCGTAATGGACTTTGAGACCACACTCCGCTGCCTCGGTTACGGAATCGACTTTCTCCAAATCCTCGCACTGCCGCTCATTTTGGCGGCGATCACTTGGAGGCTGGCACGATGAGCCGCTGGATCCCCGCAGCGGTAGAGATGCCAGACGAGGACATCGAGGTCATCATCCACACGGCAGACGACGATGTCGCAACTGGCTTTTTAGATGCAGGCGTCTGGCGGTTCACGAATGCGGCCCGCGTTTTGGTGCCGGTCCTTCACTGGCAAAACCTCCCCGAGCCTCCCGAGGAGGGCGCGAAATGAGCGCGTGGGAGGCTGTCCTGCTTTCAAGCATCGCCTTCGGGTCCATGTGGGCTTGCTACGCGATCGGCTGGCGTGACGGGCGCATGACGGAGCGCCGGCGCCAAGAGCGTTACCACCGCCGCGAGGAGTTCGGGCGCGATTGGGACAATTACGAGGATTTCGACTGATTTCAGCATCGCCCGAGAGGGCAGGTGACGGGGGGCGCGCATCCAAAACAACGCGCAACAAATTGAGTGATATGAAAATAATTAAAGGAAAACAACAGCGACCACAGCGGGTGGTCATTTACGGGGTCGAGAGCGTCGGCAAGACGACTTTTGCCAGCAAATTCCCAAATCCTCTCTTTCTCGACATCGAGGGCGGATCGAACCACCTCGCCGTGGATCGCGTGGCGGTTTCGAGTTGGAAAGAACTCGGGCAGTGCATCACCGAGGCAGCGGCGACGGATTACGAGACAATCGTGATCGACTCGGCAGATTGGGCGGAGCGGTTGGCAGTGGAAGACCTGCTCGCCACCAACAAGAAGCAGAGCGTCGAGGATTTTGGATTCGGCAAGGGGTGGGTGATGACGGCGGAAAAAGTCAGCCGGTTCCTGACCGCTCTGGATTCGCTAATCGAGAATGGCAAACATGTCGTTGTCCTGGCGCACTCCAAGGTTCAGCGCACGGAGCCGCCGGACATCCTCGCCGCTTACGACCGCTACGAACTCAAGCTCTCCAAGCAGTCCTCGCCGCTGGTGAAAGAATGGGCTGACGAGCTTTGGTTTTTCCGCTTTAAGACCAAGGCCGTTTCGCAGGAGAACGGCAAGGCCAAAGGGGTAGGTGGCAAGGAGCGCATCATCTTGACTACCCACTCGGCAGCCTACGACGCCAAGACCCGCTCGGGCCTCGCCGAGGAGTTGCCAATGGAGTGGGAGTCCGTGGCGCATGTTTTCGGCAAACCTGCACCCAAAACCTCGGCGCCTGCCGTGGAGATCATTGGCCGGGAGTCGGTGGCCGTCCTCGAGGACAACGAGGAAGTCGTCAACCTCTTCCTAGTCAGCAACGGATCCATCGCCGAGGGCCAGACATGGAGGGACGCCAGCGAGAAACTTTTGTCCCAGATCATGTCCCGCCCAGATGCTTTGGTTTCCAAGGCATTGTCTCAAATGGAGGCCGCAGCATGACCAAGGAAATGTCCCCTTCCTCCCTGCCGAAGCTCGCCGAGTGCGCCCTGTTTACGGGCGCACCTGGCACCAGCCCAGCAGCGGAGCGTGGGACGCTACTAGACAAAGCCATCAGGGAGCTTTTGGTTGATGATCCCACGACCTACGACGGCCTCGCCGCCGAAGATCAAGCGGTGGCTCGGTGGGGCGTCGACGAACTCCGCACCCTGTCGGGCGGCTACCATGTCGAGACGCGGGAGGAATATCTCGGCATGGAGGTGCCGGGCCTTTCCAAACCAGGAACAGCCGACGCGGTATGCGTTCGCGCTCAATGGGTGGCGGACATCAAGACCGGCCAAGTCCGCAACTACCGCCAGCAACTTGCGGCCTACGCCCTCGCCTGCATGGTCGAGCATTTCGCCAACTCGTGGACGGCGCATGTGATCTATGTCGATCAGCGACTCCGCCGCACCTACACCTTCACCCGCGACCAGGCCGAGGCCACGGTTTCAAACCTCATCGCCGAGGCCAGCAGCCGATTGGCGGAGCCGACGCCTAATGAATTTTGTGGCTGGTGCGCTCATTCCAACTCGTGCCGGGCACTCGTGCGTCAATCGACCGAGGCGCTGGCATTAGTCAAGTCCGACCTTTGTCTTACCGACATCCGCGACCAAATCCTCGCCAATCCGGTCGAGCTTTCGGCCTTCGCCGCGAACTGGAAGCTCGCCGAGAAGCAGATCGCCGAGCCGGTTCTCGATGCTCTGAAGGAACGCCTCGCCGCTGGTGAGGAAATACCCGGCTGGAAGGTCACGACGGGCGCGGGGCGGCAGTTCGTGGAGGCCGATGCCATCGCTCGGGCCTCCGCCAATGTTTCCAAAGAGACGCTCATCCTCGCCCTCGGCGGGAAAATGAGCGCCGACAAATTTCGCCAATTCTGCGCCGACGCCGGTGTGGAGATGGACGAGTCAGCGGTGAAGGCAGGGGCACCGATAAACACCCTGCGCCAAATCAAATCCAAAAAATAATATGCCTACCTACAAGCAATCCGAACCGAAACCCGTCTATTTCGTTGAGCCGGGAACCTACAAAGTCGAAATCGTCAACGCCATGGAAAAGCTCTCCAAGGCCGGAAACCCCATGATCAAACTTATCTGCCGAGTCGAAATCGGCGAAGGCGCCAAGGGGCCGGAAGTGCATGAGCACCTGACCTTCACCGAAAAAGCCGGGTGGAAGATTGACCAAGTGCGCGAAGCCTGCGGGTTCGCCGTGGTGCCAGGGGAGGACATCGATGTTCAGCCCGAGGATTTCATCGGCAAGACGGCCACGGTCGTTCTTGGCGAGGAAGAGGGCGCCGACTCCGGCCATCGCTTCAACACCCTCGAGCGCTGGATGTCACCCAAATCCTCGGCCCCCGCGCCGAAGGCCAAACCCGCCAAAGAGACGGACGACATCCCGTTCTGATTCAACCCTCCGGGGCGCGGCGTTGATACGCGCAACAACCTAAACCAAACAGACAAATTATGGGCGCAACTAAACAGCACAAACTTGAAGAGATGGATCGGGAAATTGAACGAATGAACGCGGAAGCCCGTGAGGCGGGTTTTCAGGATTCCGCAGAATATGAGGCGTATTTGGCTGAAATGGAGGAGGGAAAATGATTGTCTCAATATTAGAAGATTTTGAGCAAGTCATGCAGCGCGGAAGCCTGGAATCTGAAACGGCAGGCGCAATCTTGGTTTTAGCTGCGAGCATTGAGCGCACGGGCACTTTTAGCCGTAGTAATGCTGAAAATTTCGGCCATGAGCTGGCCTTAGCGCTTAAACATGTTTTTGAGCATTCCTCTATTTCTGTGAACGGAAGCATACAGACGGAATGACCCACGACCTCTCCCTCCGCCTCTCCATCTGTCTGAACGGCTGCCCGATCGGGCCGCGCATTCAACGCCTGGAGCCGCTGCCGAACTACCGGCACACTTACTCGCTGGCCGAGCAGGCGGTGGCGGAGGCCGACATGGAGCGCGTGCGGAAATACATCGAGCGGAATCAGAACACTATGAAGGGAAAGAAATAATGTGGATACTCCCAAAACAATTACACACATCGGCCTGTGTGACAATTTTTTACGCGCAGATAGCTCAATGGCAGAGCTGCCTTTATTCCAAGAGGAGGATGGCGGTTCGATTCCGACCTCTGCGCTCCATCTTCAATTCCGCGAAATCAACGCGAACACAGCAGCCATGGCTTATGCGAAGTGGCATTACTTGGGCGGCCAAGGTTTTATTTCGCAAGTTAGTTTCGGCGCATATTGGCAAGGCAAACTTGAGGGCGCGATCTCATACGGCCCCCCGAATGCTACCGACCTTGCTGGATACTGGGACAGGCGCACTCAAGGCGAGTGGTGGGAAATCAAGAGGCTTGTGATGTCGCCTGTTTGCCCAAAGAACTCGGAGAGCCGATTTATCGCAATCACCATTAAACTACTACGCAAAATGGCAATGGTGAAAGGCATCGTGACCTATGCCGATGATGGACAGGGGCACCAAGGCACGATTTACAAGGCGAGTGGGTTTAAGTCGCTAGGGATGACGGCACCTAAAAAGGATTTTTGGGTAAACGGAAAAATTCAGCAACGCGGGAAGACAAGGGGCATAAATGGAGAATATCGAGATCGTTCACGAAAGTGGCTTTTCGTTAAAGATTTTCGTTTACCAAACCAATTACCGACGAACTGCGCCTCCTCGGCAACGGAGTCGTGCCTGCCACAGCCGAGCGAGCTTTTCGCGTTTTGATAGAGGAACTTTTTACAATGGAAGGACAAGAATAATGGCCGGAGAATGGATCAAAGTGGAAAATCACCTGCACGAGAAGGTCGAGGTGGCGGCGATTGCCGACCACACCGGATTAGACCTCGACGCGGTGGTCGGGAAGCTCGTCAAAGTGTGGGCATGGGCGTCACGGAATTGTTACGCTGACGGCGTAACGGGCGTTACGGCACTGCGCATCATCCGCGAAATCACGCACACGCCGAACTTCGATGAAGCGATGGCAAAATGCGGTTGGTTGATCGTGAAAGGCGACAAAATCGAGTTTGTGAACTTCGATAGGCACAACAGCCAAACATCTAAAGACCGAGCACTTGCGGCCCTGCGAATGGCCAAGAAACGCGGCAACGATGCCGTTACGGAAAAGTTACGGGACAAGCGTAACAAATCTGTAACCAGAGAAGAGAAGATAAATAAGGCGTCTGCCTACGGCAGCACGCCAGCCCCCATGGCCCTATGAACGCAATGGAGAAAATTATCCCCATGCCGAAGGCGGCGATCCCTCTCAACGAACCGGCAGAACGGGCGGCGATTTCGTGCCTGATGCAGAACTTCGCCAACCTGGACGCGATGAGCTGGCCGGAGGACTTGTTTTTTTACGAGAAGCACAAACTGATCCTCGGCACGATCCGCAAGCTGCACGAGGACGGGGTGAAGACGGATTTCATGGCGATCATGGCGCAACTCGACGCCACGGGTCAACTCGACGCGGCGGGCGGTGCTCACGAACTCAATGACCTGCACGATGTCATGCCCACAGGTGACTCGGGGACGGCGGCATGGCATCGCGGGGCGTTGATGGATGCGAGGCGTTACCGCACGGCGCTGGCCGCAATCCGCAAGGCGGAGGAGGGGTTTCTCCGGCAGGAGGGCGACATCGCTGCCGTGGCGGAGGCGCTCAATGGCGCAGCGGCGATGCAGGAGACGCCCCGCGTGGGCATGAAGCAACTCATCGACGGGTTGATTGCCGACCTGGAGAAGACCGAGCCGGTGGAGACCTTTGGCTCGGGGATCGGCGCGCTGGACCGCGTGGCGCACCTCAAGCGTGGGGAACTCCTGACCGTGGCCGCGCCGACATCGGGCGGCAAGTCGATCATGCTCCTGCAAATGGCGCTCCATGCGTTGCGGGCTGGCAAGCGGGTGGCTGTCTTCTCGCTCGAAATGCCAGCAACTCAGGTCGTGGGGCGGATGCTCTCGGCGATGTGTGGGTTTCCGGTCGGCATCCTGCGCATGAGCAACCGCGAAGGGGAAAAGTCGCGGGGGATGTCGGACAAGTTCACGGCCTACGCTCAGGAGCTGGCGCACTACCCGCTCGAGGTCGAGAGCAACTTGACCGAGTGGGAGGCGATCGATGGGGCGGCGAGGGAACTGGTGGCGAAGGACAAGGCGGACCTGATCATCGTCGATTACATCCAACTCATTCACCTCCGGGCGCTCGGATCCAACGAGACCCGCGAGCAACATGTCTCGGAGGTGTCGAAGCGGCTCAAGTCGCTGGCCCTCCATCTCAATGTCGCGGTGGCGACGGCCTCCCAGCTCAACGACGACAACCCGCCGAAGCTCCGCGAGTCCCGCGCGATCGGTCATCACTCCGACCATGTGTGGTTCGTGGGAGGCCAGCCCGAGGAGCAGTTCCTGACCATCATCAAAAACCGCGACGGCGAGCGAGGCGGGGCTGTTCCGGTGCGCATGAACGGTGCCACGGCGACATTTTCGGAACGAATCTCTGACAATCAACCCAATACAAAATGAAACTCTACATAGGAATAGACCCCGGCCTGTCCGGCGGCATCGCATTTATCCCAACCACCGGCCAGCCATGGGCGCACAAAATGCCCGAGACCGACCGAGACCTCATCGACCTCATCGGCGATGCCATTTCGCTGGCAGAGCCTCGGGCGGTGCTGGAGTTGGTCCACTCCTCGCCGCAGATGGGCGTTAAATCGGCTTTTACATTCGGCGAGGGGTATGGGCGCCTTCAAGCGGTTCTGACCGCGCTACGCGTCCCCTACGAGCGTGTGAGGCCGCAGGCATGGCAGAAGGCAATGGGGTGTTTGACCAAGGGCGACAAGAATGTGTCGAAACGCCGGGCGCAGGAGCTTTTCCCAACGCTCAAGGTCACGCACGCCACGGCAGACGCGCTTCTCATCGCCGAGTTTAACCGGAGGACCGCCAAGCCATGAGCAAACGCAAAAAGCCACGATTCGGCAAACACGGCAAGATCGTCCAAGAGGTGGCGGGCTATCGGGAGTTCCGAGAAGCCTGGCTGGCCAACATGCTCGATGAAATGTCCGCCGCCTGCGACCGCTTTTGGAGCAAGACGCCCGAGCGCCGGAAGATCGAGGCCGCACGCCAGC